GGTTCAGAAGAAATTAACGGTGCAGGAACTCTTGTATTAGATAAATTATATGCATCAGTTACATTATGGTCAGATGGAACTAATTGGATTGTTTTATCCTCATCACAAGTAACAGTTGTATAAGTGGCAACACCAAGAAAAGGAAAAGCCAAAGTAAAGGTTACAGCTAGCGGTAAGAAAGTTAGCTATGGTCAAGCAGGGAAAGCTAAAGGGGGAGGGCCACGGGTAAAACCTGGCACCTCTAAAGGTGATAGTTACTGTGCTAGAAGTTTAGGTATTAAGAAAAGGGTATCTAAGAAAAAAAGAAATGATCCTAATACTCCAAATAACTTATCTCGTAAAAGGTGGAAATGTTCTGGAGCTAAATCAAAAAAATAATGAATAAAGATTATATTGCTTCTAAATTATTTATAGGATGGATGGTAATTATTCTAATACTAATATGTTTTGGACATTGCACAGAAAAAACAACAACATCAAAAATACAAAAGATAATAAATACACACAATAGTGTTAAAGAGTCTGATAAGTCATATCCTTTACTACGTAAGTCTCCGTCTAGTCAAAAAACAGTAATGTATGGAGATAGTGTAAGAATATATAATGCTACAGAATCTCAAAAAGAAATGGACAGCATTGATGATTATATGAGACATTGGTATGAAGTATGTGATACTAATAGTAATGGTGATATAGATGATGTAAAAATAAAGCTGTGATTAGAAATTACTTTAAAAAAATAAAAGAAACATTATTTTATTATGACTTTCAACCTTTATTATTTTTTTGGGTTGTAAGTGATTTTTTAAATAATCAAGTACTATGGACCAAATTTTCTTATTGGGAGGCTCTAGGGCAACCTAATACGTACTGGCTGTACATGGCATACTTGTTTGGTAGTATAGGTATGATTATATCTATTCATGATATAAAATGGTTATCTAGATTTATTAGTTACTATTTAATACTGTATTTATTTTCTACTATACGTTATTTAATAAGCATATATACTACATTAGATACTGAACCATTTACCATTGTAGATTTTAAAAACGTATCAATAACATGTTGGTATGCATTTATGTGGATATGGATATTATTTAAATTAAAAAAAGAAATGCTTAATACATCAATAAGATATGAATGAAAATTTACTTACAATACTAATAACAGCAATTACAGTATTAGGAGGAGCAGGTGCATGGAAGTTTTATGAATTTCTCATCCGTAATAAAGCATTAAAGAATAAAGAAAACCTTACTGAACAAAATATATACAGGGAAGACTTAAAATTAAGAGTAGATAAACTTGAAGCAGATAAAGAAACATGTAATAGTTCTTTATTAGCTATGAGTATAGAACTAGCTTCCATAAAAGTAAGAATAGAGTTTGTAGAAAAAGAAAATGAAAGATTAAAATATAGATCATGAAAAGCGTAATAAATATCTTTAAACGTAATAAAATTTTTAAAATACTTCAATAAACTTTTTTTATTTAAACTTTTATTATATCTTTGCTAATATTAATTTAAAATATTAGAAGATGTCAAAATTAAAAAGTACAGAAGATTTATCAGATAAAGATCCTCAATTAAGTAAAGAAGAACTATCAAACCGCAGAGAAGAAATTACTACATTCTACAAAGACAACATTCCACATTTAGAAGTTCAAGCTGATTATGAAATGCTTTTAGCACAAATTGAGAAATCAAGAGCTGAAAGAATGCAAGCTCAAATGTTTATGGCTCAACAGTATGCTGACCAAAAAGAAGGTTCTGTAAATCCTGATTCTGAAGAAGGTAAAGCTTTTCAAGAAGCAATGGCTAAAGCTGTAAATCCAGAATAATGATGAGACAACTTAAATTTGGAAGCAAAGGATCTGATGTTATAACTTTACAGCAAAAGTTAGGCATTCTAGCTGATGGACACTTTGGTCCTATTACAGAAAAACATGTTGAAAGATTTCAGTTAAATAAGAATTTACCAGTAACTGGAATAGTAGATAGTGATAATTGGGTATTATTACTCAATATAGAAAATCTAAATTTAGATTCTTCTATTGATGAAGATACAGATATTCATAAACAATATTTTACTACACCTTATGACCAAGTAATACATAAACATTATTTACCTAAAGATGAATATGTAGAAGGACCAATACAAAATGAATATATATTTCTACATCATACTGCTGGTAACTCTGATCCATATAGATGTATTGATCATTGGGGTAGAGATGATAGGGGGAGAATAGCTACTGAATTTGTATTAGGGGGGATTAACCATAGAAATGGTAATGATGAGCATGATGGTATAATGGTTCAAGCTTTTCCTAAAGGAAGTCAAGCATGGCATTTAGGTAGAACTGGTTCAGGATTTATGAACCGTCATTCTGTTGGAATAGAAATATGTAATATGGGTTATTTAGACAATGACTTTAAAACATATGTTAATTCTACATGTCAAGAAGAACAAGTTACAGTTTTACCAGAAGCATTTAAAGGTAGATTGTTTTGGCATGCTTATACTGAAAAACAAATTAAAGAAACAGAAAAATGGATTAGATGGATAGGTGAAAGAGATGAAATAGATATTAGATTAGGACTTAAGCAATTTATTAAAAAGCATGGTCCAACTAAAGGTTTTGATTTTCAATCAGATGCACACTATGGTAAAATAAAAGGTTTATTAACACATACCAATGTAAGAAAGGGTAAAATGGATTGTTATCCTCACCCAGATTTTGTTGATATGATAATGGGTTTATAATATGGCAATAGTAAATAAAGTAGATTTAAAACATCAAGTAGATATTAATGTTTCAATAAAGTATCAAATAATTACATATTGTTTCTTTAATGATACATTGATAAGTAATTCAGATCTTAAATTTTTAATGGAGTTAGCTAAGGATGGTAAAGTTGAACTTACTGAATTTTGTAAAAATTTGGTTGATAAAGGAATTTTTAAAAGTCCTCAATCTGCTAGGAATGCAATAACTAAGGCAGAGAAAAAACAATTACTTACAAAAAAAGGTATTAATAAAAAAACTATAACTCTTAATGAAGATATTAATGTACAAACTAATGGTTTAGTATTATTAGATTATAAAATATTAGGTAGTGAATCCAAAGAGTTATAAAGAGTTTAAAAAAAATATTGCTGATGAGGTTGGTGTTCACCAATCTGTAGTAGATGATTTTATAGCTTTTTATTATGGTAAGGTTAGAAAAAGTTTATCTAGTTTAGTATTTCCAAGAATCAATGTAGAAGGATTAGGTACATTTTATTTAAGAAAAGGTAAGTTAGATAATGCTATTAAAAAGAACAAAAGTATTTTAGGTAATTTAACTAAAAGAACTTATGTAGGATTTGCAAAAAGTGAAGACATACAAACTAATATAATTCAAATGGAAAAAGCTATGTTGCAAATGGAACAAGATATTATTAAAAAGAAAAAGTTTAGAAATGAAAAATAAATGGGACAAATATCTTAGTGTATTTAAAAACTTTGACAAAATAGCTGACGGAATAAAAAACAATATATTTAAAAAAGAACATATTGAAGCTGTAGCTACAGATAGGTTTCAAAAATGTATTGCATGTTCTTTATTTGATGCTAAAGGAGATGATTGTTTAGCACCAGGAACACAACCTTGTTGTAGTGATTGTGGATGTACATTAGCATTTAAAGTAAGATCATTATCAAGTGAATGTCCTAAAGGATACTGGGATTCACTTATGCCTGAAGAAACTGAAGAATTATTAATTAAACAAATAAAAAAAAATGAATCAGAACTTAAGTAAAGCACAAATAGTAGGAGAACTATTAGCTGAAGAACAAATTAGTCCTCAAGAAGCTATAACTCTATTATCTGAAAAACCAACAACAGTTGTTTATAATGTGCATATACCAGATAAAGAAGACATACCTTTATATGGTAACATGTGGGCTGCTAATACAACTATAGACTGATGGCTATTTCATTTAAAGAAGAAGGACACTTGTATGAAAGCATAGATGATGATAAAATTACTTGGTTAAGTGTAACATCATTTATAGGTAAGTTTAAACCAAAATTTGATAGAGATGGACAAGCTATTAAATCTTCTAAAAACAAAAGGTCTAAGTGGTATGGTATGACACCTAAAGAAATTATAGGAGCATGGGATGGTGAAACAAAAAGAGCTATAACTCTTGGAAACTTTTATCATAACCAAAGAGAAGCAGATATGATGGAACTAAATACTATAGGCCGCCATGGTGTAGAAGTACCTATTATAAAACCTATTGTTAATAAGCAAGGTCTTAAGTTTTCACCTAAACAAAAGCTTGTAGAAGGTGTGTATCCTGAACATTTAGTATATTTAAAATCAATTGGTATATGTGGTCAAGCTGATGTAGTTGAAGTAGTTAATGGATATATAAACATTAATGATTACAAGACTAATAAAGAAATTAAAGAAAAAGGTTTTACTAATTGGGAAGGTATTACTAATAAAATGTTTAGACCTGTAAATCATTTGGATGATTGCAATTTAAATCATTATAACTTACAACTCAGTATTTATGCGTATATTATTAAGAAGCATAACCCCAAATTAAAGATAGGTAAACTTACAATACAACATGTAAAATTTAAACAAGTAGGAACAGATACTAATGGGTATCCTATCAATGAACATGTTAACGGAGAACCTGTTTTAGAAGAAGTAAAAATATATGAGTTACCATACTTAAAAGATGAGGTTAACTCTTTAGTAATGTGGTTAAAAGATAACATGACAAAAATAGCTTAAATGATAGTAAAATTATTTGATATACAAAACAGCAAGGTTGTAGTAACAGAACACTGTTATACATTACCTTTTTTAAAAGTTATAATGGAAGAATATCCAATTACACATATGGAGGTCTATCAATATCTTTTTTATATGGCATGTCCTAATCCTGATTTAAATCCATTTTTTAATCTTCCTGAACATGAAAAAGAAGATATTATTATAGAAGAAATAGGATTAGAAGAATCACCAGAAGATCCTAAAATTAGATATGCATTAGATATGTGTAAAAAATTATATGAGACTCCTACATTTAGAGCTTATGTAGGTATAAAATCTATGTTAGATAGATTAGGTAAATATATGGAAGTCACACCTATAGAGCACGGAAGAGATGGAAATATTAATTCTATGGTAAATGCTGCAGCTAAGTTTGAAGCAATAAGGCAATCTTATAAAGGAGCATTTACTGATATGAGACAAGAACAAGAAAGCTCTGTACGTGGTGGTGCAGGTTTGGCTTATGACCAACTATGATTGAACATAAAAAAATCCAATGGCATTTTTGTTATTGGGATGAACCAATATTTAAAAATCAAAAACCAAATAAAAATGAAGAATCAAGTAGTAGTGCCAGTAGGAATGAAACTATTGATAAAAGAAATAAAAGCAGAGACAAAGACTGCATCAGGATTAATCATACCAGAAATAGCACAAAAAACAACTTATAAAGGTGAAGTAATAGGAAGGGGTGATGAGGTAGAAGAAATACAAATTGGTGATATAGTACAATATGCTGAGCATGCTATGCCTACATCAATGATACATAAAGGAAAAGAACATTTATTATTACAAGTTGGTGATGTATATGCAATTATAAGATATGAGTAGAATCATACCTACATATGAAAATGGGGAATGGAGTACTACTACCTTTGAGTCAGACTCAGATTTTAGAGAATATTTAGAACTTATATTTAAAGAACCAGGAGAATATGGTTTTACAAAGTTAGCTTTAAAATTTAATGAGCAAGCTAGAATATTTAATTCAGAAGGTTATTATTGTAATTCACCATTTAGATCAAAAGATTTTACTAAATATTGGGAGGATCAAAAAAATAAATGTAGAACAGGTGTTTTATATAAAGATGATGGTAAGGTTTGGTATCTTACTAGAGATTATTATATGTGGCTTAATTTCCTACCTATTTTTGATAAAGAAGAAAAACATTATGGTTTTGCTAAAGTAAGGGATGCTCAATATCATATGGCATTGTATGAAATTATAGCTGAGTTAAATAATCAACATGTAGCTATACTTAAGAAAAGGCAGATAGCTTCTTCTTATTTTCACATGGGTAAAATTATAAATCAATATTGGTTTGAAGAAGGATCAATTTGTAAAATAGGTGCATCATTAAAAGATTATATTAATGATAAAGGATCATGGAAGTTTTTAGAAGAATACAAAACTTTTTTAAATGAGCATACTGCATGGTATAGACCTAGTAATCCTGAAAAAGTATTGCTATGGCAACAACAAATAGAAGTTAAAATAAACAGCAGAAAAACATCAAGAGGTCTTAAATCAAAGATACAGGGTGCTTCATTTGAAAAGAATGCTACCACAGGGGTAGGGGGTCCTTGTACATATTTCTTTCATGAGGAGGCGGGGATTGCAAAAAACATGATGCAGACTTATGAATATTTACGTCCTGCTATGTCTTCAGGTATGATGACCACTGGTCAATTTATTGCAGCAGGATCTGTAGGGGATTTAGAACAATGCAATCCTTTAAAGGATATGATACTTAATCCTAAAGCAAATGATATATATGCCGTAGAAACTAATCTAATGGATGCTGATGGAACTATTGGCATGGCAGGCTTGTTCATACCTGAACAATGGTCTATGCCGCCTTATATTGATGATTATGGTAACTCTCAAGTAGAAGAAGCTATAGTAGCTATTAATACAGAAAGAGCAAGATGGAAAAATGAATTAAATGGTGAACAATTTCAATTAAGAATATCTCAAAAACCTTTAAATATTGCAGAAGCATTTGCATATAGAAAAGAATCTGTATTTCCACAAGGTATATTAAGTAAGCAAATTAAAAAAATAGAAGAAAAAGAATATCCTTATGAGTTAATTAAACTTGATAGAGATGAAACAGGTATAATAGCAAAAAGAACAAGTAAACTTCCTATATCACAATTTCCAGTTAATAAAAAACAACAAGATAAAACAGGTAGTATAGTTGTTTGGGAAAGACCTGCTAAAAAAAGACCAGACTTTGGAGCATATTATGCATCTATTGATCCTGTGTCAGAAGGTAAGACAACTACATCAGATTCATTATGTAGTATATTTGTTTATAAGAATGCCATAGAAGTAACTAGAACTTTAGCTGGTGGAGATGTAGAACAATTTATTGAAAAAGATAAAATTGTTGCAGCATGGTGTGGAAGATTTGATGATATTAATAGAACTCATGAAAGATTAGAGTTAATTATAGAATGGTATAATGCTTGGACAATAGTTGAAAATAATATTTCACTATTTATTCAACATATGATAGCAAGAAAAAAACAAAGATATTTAGTTCCTAAACAACAGATATTATTTTTAAAAGATCTTGGATCAAACAAAACTGTATATCAAGAATATGGTTGGAAAAATACTGGAACATTATTTAAAAGTCATTTAATATCTTATGCAATAGAATTCTTAAGAGAGGTAATAGATGAAGAAACTGATACAGAAGGAAATGTAATGAAACAAACATTAGGTATAGAAAGAATACCTGATCACATGCTTTTAAAAGAAATGCAAGCATACCATCCTGGACTTAATGTAGATAGAATGGTGGCGTTTGGTGCATTAATTGCGTTTGTTAAAATACAGCAGTCTAACAGAGGATATACTAAAAGGCGTGAATCAGAGGATAATTCTTTGGTAAATTCAGAAAAAATAAGTAAATTAAAGTATAGTCCGTTTAAGAATCTGGGACGTAGTAAAAGAGAAAATAATTCTAGAATTAGAAGATCTGGCTTTAAAAATTATAAATAGATGAAAGTATTAAATGCAATGCAACTGAAGAATGGAGCCAAAGCAGAAGGTGGCCCTACATATTCTAGTTTGACACAGCCAATCCAATTTTTACCATATAAGCAGAAAGATGATGATTGGGCTGCTTGGAACTTAGACTGGTTAGAACTTCAAGGTCTTGAATTTTTACGTATCAATTCAAGAAGGTTATTAAAAAATTATAAACTGGCAAAAGGTGTTATAGATAAAACTGATTACATAGTTGAGCCAGATAATGATTATAAAGATATGATGGATGTTCTTACTAAAGAGAATGATTCAGCATTAGAATTAAAATTTTATCCAATTGTTCCTAATGTAATTAATGTATTAACTGGAGAATTTGCTAAGAGATATTCTAAAGTTCAATTTAGAGCAGTTGATGATGCATCTTATAATGAGATGCTAGAACAAAAAAAAATACAAATTGAAGAAACATTACTTTCTAATGCTGAAGCAAATTTAGTACGTAAAATGGTAGAGATGGGTATGGATCCATCTTCTGAAGAAGCACAACAACAGTTATCTCCAGAAGGATTAAAATCATTACCTCAAATAGAAGACTTTTTTAGTAAGTCTTATAGAAGTATGGTAGAAGAGTGGGCATCCCACCAACTTGCAGTAGATGATGAAAGATTTAAAATGCAAGAACTTGAGGAAAGAGGGTTCAGAGATATGCTTATTGCAGATAGAGAATTTTGGCATTTCCGTATGCTAGAAGATGATTATGATGTAGAACTATGGAATCCAGTATTAACTTTTTATCAAAAATCTCCAGACCAAAGATATATTTCTGATTCAAATTATGCAGGTAAAGTAGATTTAATGACTGTATCTGATGTAGTAGATAGATATGGATATTTAATGGATAGCAAACAATTGGAGTCATTACAAAGAATATATCCTGCTAGATCAGCACAGTATCAAGTAAATGGTTATCAAAATGATGGTTCATATTATGATGCAACAAGATCACATGAGTGGAATACTAACTCACCGGGTTTAGCATATAGACAATACACAAGTAACTATTGGAATGATCCAGCAAATGGAGGTGATATACTTAGTGAAATCTTAGATGAAAATGAAGATATTTCTTCATGGGGAGAAGGAAACTTAATGAGAGTTGCTACAATATATTGGAAAACACAAAGAAAAGTAGGACACTTAACTAAGATAGAAGAAGATGGTGAAGTAACACAAGAGATAGTTGATGAAACATTTAAGATTACTAAAAAAGCAATCTTTGATACATCAATCTTTAAAAATAAAAGTAAAGATAATTTATTACAAGGTGAATTTATAGAATGGATATGGATTAATGAAGTTTGGGGTGGTGTTAAAGTTGGTCCAAATTTGCCAGCTATGTGGAAATCTCAAATGGGTGATAATATTAATCCAATTTATTTAGGTATTAATAGAACTAAACCTGGAAGATTACCATTTCAATTTAAAGGTAATAATTCACTTTATGGATGTAAACTTCCTGTAGAAGGAAGAGTATTTTCAGATAGAAATACAAGATCTACTTCATTAGTTGATTTAATGAAAGCATATCAAGTTGGGTACAATATGGTTAATAACCAAATTGCAGACATTTTAATAGATGAATTAGGGACAGTAATCATGTTTGATCAAAATGCTTTACCACGTCACTCAATGGGAGAAGACTGGGGTAAAAACAATTATTCAAAAGCATGGGTAGCAATGAAAGATTTTCAAATGTTACCATTAGATACTTCAATTACTAATACTGAAAATGCCACTAACTTCAACCATTACCAAACTCTAAACATGGAGCAGACTAGTAGATTGATGTCAAGAATTCAATTAGCTAATTATTTTAAAGAACAATGTTTTGATGCAATAGGAATCAACCCACAACGTCTAGGAGGAGCTGTATCACAGCAAACTGCAACCGGGGTAGTTCAAGCTATGCAACAATCATATGCTCAAACAGAGATGTATTTTGTACAACACTCTGATCATTTAATGCCTAGAGTACATCAAATGAGAACAGACTTGGCTCAATATTATTATAGTACAAATCCAAGTGTTAGGTTATCTTACATTTCTACAGAAGCTGAAAAAGTTAATTTTCAGATTAATGGGACTGAGTTATTACTTAGAGATTTTAATGTATTTGCAACTACTAAGACTAATCACAGAGCTATCCTAGAGAACTTAAAGCAAATGGCATTAACTAATAATACCACAGGAGCTAGTATATATGAGTTAGGTAATATTGTTAAAGCTGACTCAATTGCAGAGGTATCAGATATACTTAAAGATTCTGAAGCAAGAGTTCAAGCACAAAGAGAACAAGATATGCAACAGCAACGTCAAATGCAAGAACAACAAATACAAGCTAAGCAACAAGAAGAGCAAATGAAACTTCAAGCTGTAAATGCAGAAAATGAAAAAGATAGACAAAATGATATTACGTTAGCAGAAATTAAATCAGCAGGTTATGGTTCTATGGTTGACATAAATCAAAATCAAGTATCTGATTACCAAGATGCTATGAAAGATATTAGAGAAACTACACAATACCGTGAGCAAATGAACATGAAGCGTGAAGAAAATGCTTCAAAATCATCTATGGAAAATAGTAGATTATCTGTTGAAAGAGAAAAAATTGCTGCATCTAAACAAATTGCTGATACTAAATTACAAATAGCTAAAGAAAACAAAAACAAGTATGATTCTCCAGAAAAGAAAAAGAAAAAGTAAGCGTTAGCTATATACTGCAATTTATTTTCTGTTTTTTTAAAATTTTTTAAGTTTATCATGATGCTATTCCAATAAACATTTCTTATATTATATATGTAATGAATATTAATATTAAAACCAACAAATATTATGAGTGCAATAGAAACACAAACTGTGAAAAGTAAAGTAGAACAAGTAGATATTAATTTAGATGAAATATTCAATGCTGCTCCAAGTGGTGCTGATATGATTCAAGATGAAAAAGCTAAGCCAAAAAACATTTTTTCTGGTTTAACTGAAAAAGCTGACATGTCTTTTGCTGATCCAGACAATACTGATGTAGATGACTTATCTACTAAAGTAGAAGAAAAAGAAGAACTTACTGAAGAAGTAGAAGCAGTTGAAGTAAAAGAAGATGCGGATGATATATTAGATAATTTAGATGGATCTAATGAAGCAGATGAAGAAGTTAAAGAAAAAGAAACAAGAGGTAGAAAATCAATTAGTGGTATTTCAGATGTATTTAGTAAATTAATTAAGGAAGATAAAATTGTTCCTTTTGATGATGATAAAGCATTAGATGAATATACAGCTAAAGATTGGGAAGAACTTATTCAAGCAAACTTAGATGAAAAAGCTAATGAAGTAAGGCGTGAAACACCTAAACAATTTTTTCAAAGTCTTCCACAAGAATTACAAATTGCTGCTAAATATGTAGCAGATGGTGGTAAAGATTTAAAAGGAATGTTTGCTACATTATCTCAAGTAGAACAACATAAAGAGTTAAACATTAAAAAAGCAGGAGATCAAGAAAAGATTATTACTGAATATTTAAGTGCAACAGGTTACGGAACTGCAGAAGATATACAAGAAGAAATTGAAATTTGGAAAGACCTAGGAAAACTTGAAACACAAGCTTCTAAGTTTAAACCAAAATTAGATAAAATGCAAGAAAAAGTTGTTGCTCAAAAATTACAAGAACAAGAGTTAAAAAAGAAACAACAAGAAAATGCATCACAAGCATATATGAAAAATGTATATGAAACATTAAAAGAAGGTAAATTAGGAGATCTTAAAGTAGATAGAAAGACTCAAGCTATGTTATATAATGGTTTAGTACAACCTAATTATCCATCAGTAAGTGGTACCAATACAAATTTACTTGGTCACTTGCTAGAAAAATATCAATTTGTTGAACCTAATTATGGATTGATCTCTGAAGCATTGTGGTTACTACAAGACCCGGAAGCTTATAAAGCTAAGATCATGGATAAAGGAGCACAAAAAAGTGTTGAGAAAACGGTTAGAAAATTAAAGAGTGAACAATCAAATGCTGGTGGTAATGCATCATTAGGAGTTCAATCAAGAGAAGAAGAAAGTAATAAATCTTCAAAAAGAAAGATTCAAAGACCAACCAACATATTTAAAAGAATTTAATCAAGTATTAAATATAAACAGTAAATTAATTATTAACAAAAACAATCAAAAATTATGGCAACTCCAGTATTAAATAATGGGATTTTCCTACGTGATACAAGCTACAAAGCAAGTTCACATGTTGATTCTTATCACCTTACACAGATGCTCGGTAACCCTGAGCCTATGGATATGGGACCAATTGATCTATGGGCAATGACCCAAAAGGTAGAAATGCCTTTGTATCAAATGGCTTCTTTTGGTGGAAAGAATACAATCATGGTGGATAACGCTAGAGGTGAGTATAAGTGGCAAACTCCTATTGCACAAGATCTTCCGTACATTGTTGCGGATATTGAACCAACTACAGAAAATAAAGGTGTAGATGGAACTTTATTTAGGGTCAAAATTAACAAAAGAACTTTTGGACATGGTGACATTATTACTTATGATAAGTATAATGGACTAGAACTTTACATCACTGCGGATGATATTATCCCAGCAGGTGACGGTTTTGTATACACTG